CCTTGTGAAGCTGTGCATTGATTAATTGCTGAGTCGATTGTGGTGAATGGAGCATCTGGGCTATTCCCAAATCCTGCACTCGTTCCACCAGTTGAAGAACCACTATCAACAAAGAAGATGTTTCCAGTGGTTAATGATTCGTTGACAACAGTATAGATTCCTCCATTCTGCTGTCTTACAAATAGTTCCGTTTTAGCCATTTTAGCCTCCTATAGCTTTTCTCGGTTCTAACGATTGTTGCTAGTTTTGAAGGGGCAGTTTTTAACGCTGCCCCCTCAGAGCATTGGGGAAATAAGCATCTACTAGATGTCGGCAGATCATCTAGTGGGATACATTAACTCCTTGGTGTTACATAAACAGTTGCACCACTACTCGCATCACCTGCTAATTCTTTTCTCTTATTTGCAGCAGCATACCGAACAATTGCACCAGATATATTATCGACACCAGTGTTTCCACCTTCTGCAACATATACCCTTATGTGCGTGAATCCGTTGTCGGTATCAAGGTCTTCTGCTCGTATAGATAAATGAACAGTATTTCCGTCAGCATCAACTGGATTATCGGTATCGTAATTTCCACCAGATGCTGAAGTTGTTAAATCTTTTACGCTAGTTCCTGATGAATCCGTTGCCTGTTGAAACTTGCAGGTATCAAGATCATCTCCTGAATCCCATGTACCAATTTCAAGATGAGCGTCTGCACGATCGAAACCTGCCATTGATAGATAAGTTGCCCAGTTTCCAGTCGAGCCTGTATTCGTTCCACCGATATCGGCAGTTTCCAAAATTGTCCAAACTCCGTCTTCTGCTAAACTATAATTTGACATATTTACCTCCCCTTATGCTCTTGCTGCTAATGCAACAAAAGGACTAAGTGTATTTGATCCGTTTCGTGGAGTGATAGCAGTATCAATCCAAGGGCGACCATCTAGCCTTTGAATGAAGCGATAGACTGTCTGATCTGTTGTGAACTTCACATGAGGAGATGCTGCTGCTGTTAAGGCTTGGCGATCCCCTATCATGTAGTAACTTAAATCGGCAAAGTAAACATCACCCTTAGTTCCGAGTGTCTGACATTTTTCGCTGAAGACTATTGGTCTTCCGAACAATGAAGTCGGAGCACCACCAACAGCATTGGCAATAAACACTGGACTTCCACCTGTTCCTACACTCAAACTCATTTGAGCAATCTGTGGGAATGTATCTGGATGCATAATCCAGACGGCTCTGCTAATGGATGTTGGCAACATTCTGCTATACATCTTCAAAACATTCTGGTAAGAAAGTGTTGTTGCTGCTTGTCCTGTTTCTTTTGCAACTGTTACAAGAGCATCAGCATTAAGGATTCCTAGAGGTTCACCTGCTCCATCACCATTTATAAAAGCATCATCTTCAAAGTATGCAAGGGCTGCTCCGAATTGTGCCTGCAATAATGCTTCAAGAGCGATTGCACTATCAGCCAATAATTCATTACTGACAACAGTATAACCAACAAGCTTCTTGGCAGTTAACTGGAGTTGTGCAAATGTTGGTTCTGATTCAGTAGCAGTTGCAGCTTCACTATCCCAATATCCACGAACACCACCAAATACAGTTGCTGCATGACTGGCATCACGAATATATGGAACTCGTACTGTGTTGCTTGCCATTGGGATTCTTGTTGCCCTTGGTCGGATTATTGACTGCTCAAGAGCAAGACTTAAAAGTGTATTTCTAAATTCTTCAGGAACAAGAAATCCACCTTGATCGCCTTCAGCTTCATTTAAAGCCTTTAATCGTGCGTCATAAACACCACGATTTGTAGCGTGTAATGCACCGAAAAATTCACCTGCTGACTTCCATCCTTCTGAACTGGAATCATCCTCAACTGGAAAAATATTGCGTTGCATTTGAGCATTTTTTTCGTTTCCTTGTGATATCTCAAGAGCCTTTGCCTTGATGTAATCGTCAAAACGAGAAGGATCATTCTCCAATTCTTCTATCTGTGCTTGCGTTGTTATATCAGCCATTTTAAGCCTCCTGTCGCAATGCGTGTTCAATAATACTGTCAACATGAGCAAGTAAAGCTTCTGCACCTACAGTTTCTTCTTCTTCTTCAGATGCTTCTTCTTCACCACCATCATCATCAGAATCTTCGGATTCTTCTTCTGATTCTTCTTCGTCATCATCACCTTGCATTTTTAAAGGTGTTGGTTCTAAAACCTCTATCATGTAACCCTCCTTAAACTGGTTCATAATTATCTCTGCTAATAAAGGACCCAACTTTTCAGCTATACGAGCAATCCATTCGTCTGAAATAACTTCTTCATGTCGCATATCGCCAAGTTCTTCCTCTATGATTTCTTTTACAATAGGATGGGCTGCAATACTTTTAATTTGTTGTAAAGCATCAGGATTGCTTGGGATCGTTACATGGCTGACCTCTAGCAATTCCTGTTTATTAAATTCCCATCCAGAAAATCCACGAGTGCTTCCTGCTATTTCCTTTGCTTCAGACATATCAGGAATGAAGCCAACGGAATATGCTGCTCTGCCCTTCATAGCAAGATTGAAACCCCAGTCGGCTTCTGAATTTCCTTGTCCTATGTAGTATTTTGCAACGCCTTCCAGTTGATTTCCGTTAACTGAAATTTCTTCCCATTCACCAATAATGCTGTCAAGTCTTCCGTAGTTATGAGATGAAACAAGAACTGGATGTTCTTTAAATCGGTCAAGTTCCCAACCAGAAGCACGAATAATATCGCCATCCCGATCTCGTGTTTCTGTGGAAACTATTGCATGAATACGACCATTTTCAGCATCAAGGATTTTCATTTCTGGTCGGACATATTTGGACTGCATAAGAGGAGCAGTCCGTTTTGGATATTTTGGACCTAATTTATTTTCCATTTATCCTCATTCTTTCTGTGGACTAAATGAAAAAAGCCCACCGATACAGATTGTTAATCTGCTTCAACTGGACTCTAGGTCGCTCAATGCAATTGGTCGCTTGGACTCTATTGCTCTTTTTTCTCTTCGATTACAGAGGGATAAAACAATATCCCTCTATAATCACAAGGAGGTATCTAGCGAGTGGCATGATACCAATCAAAAAATAGCACAAAATTATCAGAAAATCAAAAAATTGTAAAAATTAGATATAAAATTAGTATATAATTAGTATTGACATATACAAGTTAAACCCTTAAAATAATCATATGTTCAATATAGAAAGGATTAAAATGATTAAAATGAAAATGGAAAACGAAATGGAAAAAGAAATGGAAAAAACCTTCTCAATACCAACTAATTCTATTCCTGCTTTAGAAAAGAAACTTAAAAAAGTTAATAAAATTGCAACCAAATTAGGAGTATCTGGTTATACAATAGAAATTATTAAAACCGAAATGGCAGAAGTGAAAGTATCAAATAGAGCCGTTAAACATTCCGATCTTATTGGTATAGATAGAAGCACATTGCAAATCCCTTCAACAGATGACTCGCTCATCAATGGCGATATAGAATCCAGACTTGAAAAAATAAAAAACCCAAGTCAATTATTCCAAACACCTGAGAATCTTTTAACAGCATACATAGAAGTTTCAATCGTTAAAGTTACTGGAGAAGTGCCTGTAGTTGGTGGTTATGCTTTTGTTGGAGTGATCGATTCGGATAAGATTTCACGATCAGCACCAAACGAAAATATTCCTGCAAGGTTATTAAAAAGAGTTGGGTTTTGCGATCACTGCAACACCAACAGAACTCGTGCATCATTAATAGTAGTAAGAAAAGATGAAGAATATAAAGGTATTGGTTCTTCATGTGTAAAAGATTTTCTTGGAACATCAGCACGAGATATGGAAATTACTGCACAACAACTTGCTGATCTTTATGAATTTTTTGATGGACTGGATTTATGGAGTGCAAATGGACAAGGTGAAGGTGATGGAGAAGAATTAATTCATAGAATAAAAGAACTTAGCTTTTTAACTTATGTAATGATTCAGAGGTGGGGATGGGTTTCTATTGGCAATAAACAGATTGGACAATCCACAACAGCAAACCAAGTGAGTCGCATAACACATGAAGGGAATAAAGATAAAATAAAAACAATTTGGAATGATTTACAAAAAGGCAAGAATAGCCCTTACAACCAAGCATTAGAAGCAGAAGAGAATGGGCTCTTTGATGATGCGATAGAATGGGCTAAAAATCATGGAATCGACAATAACCAAGATTACCTAAGAAATCTTTCTATCATTGCCGAGCGAGGATATGCACGAGACAAAGAATTTAACTTAGCCTGCTCGCTAATAGCTTCTTACCTACGCCACATGGAAAAAGAAATTAAAAAAGCAGAAAAGGTTGCTACGTTTACAGATAAATATGGCAATTCGCAATTTCAAGGCGAAACAGGAACTAAGATTACTGCAACAGTAGAAGTATTAAAAATTACCAGAACTGGAAACGCATTTGGACCTGTAGATATTATTAAAATGGGAACAGATGATGGAAACCTTCTTACTTGGTTTTCTTCATCAAATACACCAGTTGAACTAAATTTTGCTGAGAAAAAAGCCAGTATTAAATGCACAATAAAAGGCACTAATGAATATAATGGATTTAAGGAAACCATTGTAACTCGTGTTAAAGTAATTAGTTAATATATACATATATATAAATATATAAATAAGACCCTATATAGGGTCTTATTTATTTTAGAGAATCTAAATATTGTATTTCTAAATTATACATATTTGCCTTGTTGGTAAAATTGTTTCTGTAATCATATTCCCCTTTTGGAACAAAACGTGCTGATTGGAAAAAATCCTTAGGGGTTTTTATACCAAGAACCCATAATCCAACAAGTGAATCTATGCGACATGAAGTATGTGAAAATTGTACTTGCATAAAAACATATAAATCAGGGTTTTGATGTACACTTGTTTCGTTAATAGATACTTCATAAT